AGGGGACAATAAGTTTTGCCAAAGTTTTCCAACGTTTTGTAGTTACCGTTTTATATGCGTTCGCTTCGTCAATAACAATTAGGTCAAACCCTACTTTACTTATTTCTTCGGCAACTGTTCCCACCCCATCAAAATTGATGATGACGAATTCATACTCTCCGTTGATTACTTTTCTGCGTTTGTTTGTGTCGCCATATGCCACGCCAACAGTGCGGTGCATAGCTGTTTTAAAGATGTCCGCCTGCCATGCAGAGTACATGATTGAGAGTGGACAGATGACCAACACTCGCTTGACCAGCCCTTGATTCATTAGGTAGTCCACCGCCCAGATGACAGATGATGTCTTGCCTGTACCCGCTTCGTTAAAACAAAACGCGCGTTGTCTTAAGGCAAGGTATGAGGCAGTAGTTTTCTGGTGGACAAACGGCGTATACATTCCGGGCCAGTCGTACTCATTAGACATTGGAGAAGGTGCATCCCCATAAACTTTAACAAGGCGTTGCATCTCTTTGATGCCTAAATACACCAGCAGCTCGGCCTGAATGCCGTCGTCACTTAGTACCTCGCACCTTTCAATGTGCCCGACAAAGTAAACCAATTCTTTTGACGGTATCTTCATGCGTACCGCCGTGTTATCAATGACTTGCATACTACCCTTTACTGAATGAAACTGTGACCCCTTACGGGGGTCAATCGGTCAAGCCTGTCGTGCGAAAGGAGAGGGGTCTCGAAAACACCGCCTGACTGACATGGTTAAGGGGGGGCCAAAATTTTCAAACCAAAAACCCCCGTCACCGCACACTCATGCCTAAACGCGATGACTATTACTTCATTGAACCATCTGAGTTTCTCTTGAATGATCTGTTCTTGCTTGGTGCTTCAAGCCGGACTCCATCTTTGTTTGATCCACCTTTAGAT